CAAGTGAAGAGTCATTAAAACTTCAATCATTATGGCAAGATGTATATGATGCACAATCTCGAGCAGTAAATGATTATAGAAAATCTCATAACCTTATGGAATTAAAGTATTGGGAAGCTTTTAATTTTATCAAATATGGTCCAAATCAACACTTCATGGAGCATCATGATCACGGCTATTCTTATAATTGTACAGTATCATTAGTTGCATATGTTAATGATGATTATGATGGTGGAGAGTTATATTTTAGGCTACAACAATTAAATATAAAGCCAAAGGCGGGGGACTTGTATATTTTCCCTTCTAACTTTATGTATCCTCATCAGGCAAAGCCAGTTAAATCTGGATTAAAGTATTCTATAGTTACAATGCTAGATTACAGCAGAAAATTTCATACTCCAGAAATGTATGATCCAAAATGGGCAAACGAATAGTGCAAATTAAAGCTTATAAAAATCCTTCAACCAGAGTCATAATAGAGCAGACTAAGGTAAAAAGAGAATGGATGGACAATACCGCAGCAGCCCATGCCTATAAGTGTTTTCCAGTAACATTAGCTAATACTATAGGGTGGTCTATATCGTTTATGGATGATATAGAGTTTATATGGGATGGAATTTCTGAGGCGGAAGATTCTCATGTGAAAATATTAAGTGACCCAGGAAATGTATGCAGTACATCTAGGGCAAATGCAACAATTAGTTTTTATACTGGAATATTTTTTGAAACAGATGAAAATACAACTATGTTGCAAATTGTTCCTCCAAATTATTTTATAGATGGAGCAACTCCATTTACAAGCTTAATGTCTACATCTTTTTATACAGAAGCTATACCAGTTGCATGGAAAATAACAAGACCAAATACCGTTATAAAAATTCCAGCGGGAACCCCTGTGGCAACATTTATTCCAATATCTCTTAAAAAATTAAATGAAACTGAGTTAAATATAGAAGACATGGTTTTCACAGAAGAGTTTTATAGAGTAAGATCCGAAAGATCAATTGTTTGGGCTGAAAAAAGTAAGGAAGGATTTACAAATTTTTATAGAGATGCCGTAGAATATGACGGAACAAAGCTTGGCGATCATGAAGTAAAGTCCATAAGGCTAAAAATCAACGATAATTCTAGCCCAGCACCAGATGTTTCTGACTTTAGACCAACATCATATCAAGGCCCAAGGAAATGATATAATATAAACATGAATAATATGAACGTAAATCATTTAGAAAAAATAACCAGGTCCATAACCCCTTCTGGATTTTTTGGTACGGGCAAGGAAATGATTGTTGAGTTAGAAAACTTTATGACGGAAGAAGAAATAGATTTTCTAGAAAAAGCAGCTAAGAGTATAACAATATGGGATGTCACAGAAAGCCATGTAAATGAAAATGGAACTACAATATATGATGCTAACTATTGGCAAGATCGTGTTGCAACCAGGCCTTCTTTAGATAAAAATGATCCAAAGATTGGTCCAGTAATCGACGGACTATTTAAGAAACTGCAGCCAATTATAGAAGAGTTTTTTAGTGTAAAGGTTCAGCCAACTGGACAGACAATTGTTAGATGGCTTCCAGGCCAACTTCAAAAACCTCATGCAGATAAAGAATTACATGATGGTCCAGACGCAGGATTAGCAAATGATTTCCCATACTACGACATAGCCAGTTATATTTATATAAATGATGATTACGAGGGCGGAGAACTTTGTTTTCCAGAATACGACATGCAAGTAAAGCACACTCCGGGTCAGTTGGTTTGGTTCCCTGGGGGGCATGAATTCATACACAGCGTAAATCACATTACGAGTGGCACGAGGTGGAATCTGATTACTCACCTAACAAGACCTAAGTTAATCGCAATGCATACAATCATGCATAATTTGTATAATGCGCTAAATAGCGAGCAAAAAAATAATTTCCCCCAGGAGTGGAATGATGGCGTATGGCACCCCGGAAGCGGTGCAAAAGAAAATAACGTAGATGGGCGATATGGCGAAGGTTATGAATAATAAGAATTTTCGTCTGCACAGAACCCCATACAAAACTGCATCCACAAAAAATATCAAGCAACTCGATTATTTTATAAAAGAACAAGACAGACTCGAGATACTTGAGTACTGTAAAAATTCAGAATTTTTTAGCTCCAATACGGAACGATTAAAAAATGAATTAGAAAAGTACGAATTAAGTGATAAGTCAGAACCTTTTTACAGGGGTTATTACAGGAATATTCTCCGAGTTGGGAATGACACAACACCAGAGATATTTGACCTAGTGATGGATTATCAGTCCAGGGCAATGGAGGTCATTCAATACAACTTTGGATTTCCGATTGTTCCGCTTGAAGGGAGCTGTGATTTAAGAAAGTGGGATGTTGGTGACTACCAGGAACCGCATTCCGATTCAGAAGGAAACCACGACGGGACGGATGACTATTTTGTTGACCCATTTTTAATTGATAATTTCTCATCGCTATTTATTGACGTTGGATGCGTTATGTATCTAAATGATGAATACTCCGGAGGAGAAATATATTTTCCGGCTTATGACATAGAAATAAAACCAAAACCTGGTGACATGCTGTTTTTCCCAGGAAGCAACCTTTACATGCATGGCGTACGAGAAATAGTAAGTGGCGAAAGGTTCACCATAACAACTTTTTATAGCACACCTAAATTAATGTTTCTAAAAGAATATGTTGCAAAAAACGTAAACATATACCCAGACTTGAAGTGATTGGAAATACTGGACTGGCATTTTCGTGTCGTCTATGCTGTTTCGGCGGTCTCGTGACGGAGGATAAAAATGGACACTCAACCTCAATATGTGGGCGACCCACGACTTGGCATACTTCTCTATAAGGGAATACTGCCAAAAGAACTTGGTTTAGTTGAGCGCCTTGAGGAAACAATTGGTCAAAGCTCGACCCCCCCATTCATGTGGATGGAAGCAATGGCTGGCGACCAAGTGAAAATGCCTGAATACAGGGATTGCGTTGATTGCAAAATTAGTCCTAAGCACCTTGAGAACGTTCCTCCGGGCTTCGATGAGATGAAGAATATCTACAACGACACTGAGGTTCGCCTTAGGGAGTGCCTAAACGATTACGAACGTCGCTACAACATAAAGATGGATTTCATGGAAGCCATCAATTATGTTAGGTATGGCGAGGGACAACACTTCAACGTTCACTCAGACCATGGATTTTCATATACGTGTACCCTTTCCTCGATTATGTACCTAAACGACGGTTACGAAGGTGGAGAGTTGTGGTTCCCCTACTTCTCTTTTAAGTTCAAGCCAGAGTGTGGTGACGTTCTGTTTTTCCCGTCTGCATTTATTTATGCTCACGCTTCGATGAAGGTAACAAGTGGGATTAAGTACTCAGCAGTAACGATGTTCGACTGGAATGATAGAAACCACAAACATGGTGGTTACGGATTAAATGCTGATGGCTCGCAGGTAACAAGTGCAGACGGAATAGGCACAAGGGACAATCCAGCATCTCTTACGCAGTACTAAATCTGCAAAAATGACAAATTTCAAACTTCTTAAAACTCATTCTTCTCCGCCTAAAATTGCCCAGTCTGGGGTAAAGCGCGATTGGATGGATGCAACTTATGCACGCCACGCGTATCAGTGTTACCCAATGACAATGGCCAATGTTCTCGGATGGGAACTTCAGTTAGAGAACGATGTGACTGTCACATGGGATGGCGGAAATTCTGTTCCGAGAATACTTTCTGGCGCAACAAGCGAATCGGGAAGACAAGTTTGCTCGGCAAGCATTGTCGGTCAGGTTTCTTTCCATATGGGCTATGTTTTCAGAACAGAAAAACCATACGAAACGATGATTTCGGGTAGCCCAAATTTTGACTTTAATGGAGCAATCCCACTAACTGCCTATATACCTTCAAGCTGGTGGCCAGATGAGGTATTTATGAACTGGCGCATAGAGGAAATTGGGAAAGAAATAACCTTTGCAGCCGGAAGCCCGTTTGTTTTTTTCACAATAGTTGACAGCAGCCTTCTGCCCAGTACATCTATTTCAACTGGTGACTACTGGCAAGAGTTGACACAAGAGCAAATGGACTCAAGAATGAAATATAGTGAAATGAAATCAAAGATGCACTCAGAAAATCCATGGAAAAGCTGGGCGCGTGGAATAAAAAGCGGCGTAGATGCAGACGGAAATAGACTACATGAGCCATTTCTGGGTCTACCTAAGTTAGAAGTGCCAGAATAAGTTCTGATGTATAATTTACGCCATGGGAACACTGGGCGAAAATGAAATAAACCTTGCAAAATCAAGGGCCTGAAGACATCTTGAGAGGTCAATTATTGGTCTTTGCATTTCTTTGGGTTTAGATTCTGAATCAGTGACATCATCAATGACTATTCCAGTGGGCGAAGAACACCCACATTTCGCCGCCTACACATCTCTTATTTCACAGCTTTCGGCTTTAGAGAAGATTTCCTAGAATGACAAATAAGCTGGGGTATTCCGACATATCCGTCACTGCTATGGAGCCGCAATATACGGATAATCCAACCGATACACAGTTACTTAATGAGGAAATACCCAAGTTCGATAGCGTCACAAATTTGTGGCTTATACCAAATAGGGGTATTTCCTATAATTGTTTAACAATGCAGCAAATTCAATACGCAGAAAATGCGAGAGATTAATTATGTCCACAGCATCAAATGGAACTCAAAACATATTTAGTGCTGACAATTTATTGATTGAAGCAGAAATTGATGTTCACATAATCATGTTTATACTTGGAATTGAACCTGCGCAGTTTGCATCGATAACAATAGACGAAATAATAAACAAAATAAAAGAGTCACATGATTATGTTTCGGCAGAAGCCGCCATGGCTGGAACCGAAATAGCGGCTGGAGCAAACCCTGCACCAAGCAAGTTTCTGAGAACGGAATGCAATTCCCTGACAAGAAGAGCAAGAAGAGCCTGGTTCAATATGGAATTTGCAAAAGAGGTATTGGAAAATGAGTAACAATACAGCCCTTAATTCAGCATTAATTTCCAACGCTCTTTCCAAGCAGCAAGAATTTGCGAGCTACAACGAAACTAGTTATCCATGTGAAAATATTAAAGATATAGCAGATTATACACTCTCCCTTAGGTGCGACAAAAGGGCAATTGCTACTGGTGTTGACGCAACAAATTATTCGCCATTCCAGACATTGAGAACTTCTGACTCAGTGAGAAATTTTGCTAAATCAATAGGTGCTTTTGTTAATTCAATTATTAGTTTAGCAAGTCCAGGTAGCATACTTATAAATCAGAGTGTAATTAATACACATATGATAACCATGCTCCACGAGGGCATTGGATGTGAGATAAATATCGTAAATGGTCCATACCTGCATCTTTATGAAAAATTTTGCAAGCAAAATTCTTCCCTTTCTCTCATTCCGTACAACTCATATGACAAATATGAAATATTGAGCGGAATAACAAAAAAATTCGACATGATTATTGTTTATGCTGACGACATAGAGGGCGACCTTGAGTACGTAGACTCAATAATTGAATGCCTTCCTGTTGGTGGAACACTGCTTATTGCAAATTCTGGCAACCAGGGAATGCTTTACAGTGCAAATGACTATGCAGCAACCCCGCAGTCGGAACTGCATGATTTCCTGAATTCAAATGACTCCCTAGTTTCTTTCCATATACCACTGTTCATTGGGTTTTCTATTATAAAGAAAATAAATTAAGAACTCTAATTCATTAGAACTGATTGTTTTTAAGATAGAATATTAAGCAGATTCGTCCGGGAGCATGGAGAAGAATAATGAAATTCACTTCTAACATTGGCAAAGAAGAGCTTTTGTCGGTTTACTCGCAGGCCCTCGTGGATGCGGAGAAAAAAATGATGATTGCTATTCTGGGCCTTGGTATCAACCCAGACACATTTGAGATGACAGATATCCCATCAATTGAGGCATCACTTATTGAAAGCGATGTTGAAGGCAGAGACAAAGTTGAGGTCGTAAAAAGATTGGCCTCACTGATTGAAATAGTTAACGAAAAAATAGATTCTCTGTAGTGATTTAAAACGACACTAATCTACTGATTTGCTAATCTTTCATCAACATCCTGGTGAAAGACGATTT